TGTAATGCCTCTGAAACCACGCTCACGATGTCGTATGCGTTGGGTTCGCTCCGTGAGAACACTGTTTTTGAGATCGGTTCAGAGATGATGTTTGTTTGGGAAGCGAACAGCACTTCTAAAACTGTGACTGTTGAACGAGGTTACGGTGGGTCTGTCGCTGCTGCTCATACGGCAGGCGATATCGCTACGGTGAATCCTCGTTTCCCTCGTGGACAAATGTTGACAGCACTCAACGCTGAACTGTCTGATCTATCGTCACCGTTAAACGGGTTGTTCCAAATCAAAACAGTAGACCTTTCGTACAACGGTTCGGATCGCATGGTGAACCTCACGGGTGTCACCAGCATGATTGACCTATACGATGTCCGATACCGCTACCTGAACGACGATTACCCTGTAGTCCGTAACGTTCGACTACTACGAGACATGCCAACCGCAGACTTCGCTTCAGGGTTCGTTCTCGCTTTTGACACATATGTCCGTTCCGGTACTGTCCGTGTGATCTACAAAGCTCCTTACGGTACGCTCGCCACCGAAGCAACAGTGCTTGACACAGCGGGTGTTGGCACAGAGTTAGAAGACCTACTCGTATTGGGCATCCAAATCCGTATGGTTGCTGGCCGTGAAGTGAAACGTAACTTCACTGAATCTCAGGGTGACACTCGTCGTGCTGACGAAGTACCTGCTGGGTCTGTCACAAATAGCATCAACAACTTGTTGCGTTTGCGTCGAGATCGCATTATTGCTGAAGCATCTCGTCTTACCCGCCAGTATCCTCTGCGTTTCAGGAAGTAGCCGATGGCTACATTGATTGGTTTTAGTTCCCCATACGTGGGTGGGCCTTCATACTATACGGGTACAGGTATTTCAGGTTTAGTACCAGACGTTTTCCCTGTCGCTATCGCTGGTCGACCGTACATGTTGGATTTGAAGTCTGGTCGTTTCGGTCGTGCGTTTGAACAACGTTTGCGTGACTCTGCTGACGATTCCAATATTCCTGGTGAGGGTGCAATTAACCCGCAAGGTTTGTGGCGGCGTGGTCAAGTGTCGTGGCATAAGGGTTCTGCACAGAAGTATGGCGATACTGCTGAGGGTGTTGATACCCGTTTTTCGTCGTCTAAGAATGTTAATCCGTGGGTCAAAGGCCAGTTGTCGTTGTTGCCTAGTACGGAAAAGTTTGCTTCTTCGGCTAACACGAATTTGAAGATGGTTGTTGCTGGCGACAGGTTGTATATCGCTGATGGTACATCGTTGAAGTATACGACTGATCCGTATGCGTCTACTGTTTCGTGGACTACGGTGACTGGTTCGCCTGGTGGTGCAGTCAATACTCTTACTACTGATGGTTATACGGTTTGGTGCGGTTTTGCAGCAGATGGTATTCATTCAACTAACACCGCATCAAGTTCGATGAGTTCCTATATTTCAGGGACAAACACTTTCACAGCGGTCGATTATGTTAAAGGTCGTTTGATGGCTGCCCACGGTGGGGGTATTCATAATTACACCTCATCAGGTGGCCCAGGATCAGCGTTATACACCCACCCCAACAGTAACTTCAGTTGGATTGGTTTCGCTGGTGGACAGAACCATATCTACTGTGCCGGATACTCAGGCAACATCAGCATGATCTACAAAACAACGATCAAAGCTGACGGTACAGCGTTAGATATCCCAACTCATGCAGGGCAACTACCTCACGGCGAAATTGTTTCAGCGATCCACGGCTATCTCGGTTATATCGCTATTGGTTCTAACCGTGGTATCCGTTTGGCTACCTCTGACGCAGATGGAAACCTGTCTATCGGCCCACTTTTAGAAACCCCTAACACTGTGAGTTGCGTTGTTGGTGATTCAAAATACATGTGGTACGGATGGACAAACTTTGATGCCACATCAACAGGTTTAGGTCGAATTGATCTCTCACAATACAACTCGGTTAACGAACCTGCCTACGCATCCGACCTCATGGCAGACGTACAAGGTGCTGTCACCGATACCGACAACTGGCAAGAACGCCGACTGTTTGCTGTATCCGGTCAAGGGTTCTATCGTGAACATCAAACACAACTAGCGTCAACAGGATATGTAGAAACAGGTTCGTGGCGTTGGGGAATCCCCGACCCTAAGTTTGCTACCTTCGTAGACTTCCGTACCCTGCCGCTAACAGGGTCGCTCACGTTTGCTTTAAGTCTTGACAATGGTGGCTACGAATCTTTAGCAACCTTTGACACGCAAGGAACGACAGAGAAAACTCTTGACGGTTCTGACACTTCGTTCGGTGAAGCAGCTTTCAAAATTACTTTTGCTCGAAGTTCTACCGATGCAACTGCTGGGCCGACATTGACCCGCTGGCAAGTTCGTGCTTTCCCCGCACCAAAACGATCCGAACTGTTCTCTGTCCCTGTCCTATTGCACGAAAAATTGAATCGTTCAAACAGAGAATATTATTACGATGTCAACAATGAGTTAGCGTTTTTGCGTGGTCTCATTTCTGATACTCGTATCACTACATACCAAGAAGGCGAAGAAACATTCAGAGTGATTGTTGAAAACGTCGAATGGATACCAGTTGACTCTCATGTCAAGAACTGGATTTTTGATGGTACAGCAGTTATTACTTTACGTTCACTCACAGCATAAGGATTATCATGGCAAAGACACGCAGATCATATAAGGGTGGTGCAGCAAGTACCACAATCGGTACAAGTATCGCAGCTTCAGGTGCAACCACTTTTACTATTACCGCTTACACGGGTTGGCCTTACGGTTCTGCCCCGTTCTTTGTGGTGGTTGAACCTGGTACTTCTAACGAAGAAAAGATGCTTGTCACTCGTTCTGGTGCTACCGATACCGGAGTGAACATTTATGCGACTCCTTCTGTTGCTGCTAACCGTGGCATGGATGGTACGACAGCGTTCTTACATGCTTCCGGATCAACTGTCTATCCTGTGTTCACTGCTACTGATGCTGATGAGGCTAACGAACTTGCTTCGACTTTGACTTCGCAGGGCGACATCCTCATTCATGGTGCTTCTACGTTCGGTCGTGTCGGCATTGGTACTGCGGCACAAGTGTTGAAGGTGAATAGTAGTGCGACTGCTCCTGAGTGGGGTCAGGTTGCTACGGCAGGTATCGCTGATGATGCTATTACTGCGGCGAAGATCGCTACTGGTGCTGTCGGTGCTGACGAGATTGCTGCTAACGCTGTTGGTGCTTCGGAGTTGGCTGACGATGCCGTTGATACTGCCGCTATTGTGAACCTTGCTGTTACGACAGGGAAACTTGCTGACAGTGCCGTGACTTCAGCGAAGATCGCTGACGGAACTATTGTCGATGCTGACATCAATGCTTCGGCTGCTATCACTCTAACCAAGTTAGGTACTGGTGTTTTACCGACAACGATTACTGTTGCTTCAGCAAACCTTGTTGATGGAACTATTGTCGATGCAGATATTAATGCTGCTGCCGCTATTACTAAAACAAAGATTAGTGGTACTGCAATCACAGCCGCTGATACCGGAACTGTGACTAGCACAATGATTCTTGATGGTACGATTCTTAACGCCGATGTCAATGCTTCTGCTGGTATCACGGCAGGTAAACTTGCTGGCGTGTTCACTACAGCTTCTGGTGCTAATAAGACAATCACAATTTCTACTGCTAGCCCTACTGGTGGCGCAGATGGCGATATCTGGTTCAAATACTGATATGCCTACTTATGTAAATGTTTCTGGAACATGGCAAGAACTCACTGGTACGGATAGACCGTTTGCCAATGTGTCTGGTACTTGGCAGGGTGCTACGAACATGTATGCAAAAGTGTCTGGTACTTGGCAGCAAGTTTATTTGTATGACAGTACAGCCCCTGTAGTGCCTAAACCGACTGTAGTATTTGGTGGTTCGAGCGATACTGTTTCTTGGACTGCTGTTACTGATGCAGATTCTGGTGTTGCTTCAGCAACCCTGTATCAAGGTGTTTACAACGTAACGACGAACACGTACACAAACAATTATCAAAGTGTATCTATCGGAACTGGTGGTGCAAGTTCGCATACCTTTAGCGTTCCTAGCGGTATTCGTAACACGCCTACTGGCAATGTGTTCCAGGTTTACTATTGGATCAGTGCGACGGACAATGTTGGTCTCACAACTAACGGCGACCAAAACGGCCAGTATTCGGCGTTCACCTACACGAAACCTCTCGGTACATACAACTTTTTCCCAACAGGTGCTGATTCTAGAAACCTTGCGAACACTGCATGGCTCGGCACAACTGTTGAAGGTATTGTCGGTCTTTCTTCAACTACTCGTGCATACGGTTGTTGGTTCTACGGTTCAAACACGATTTATGATAAGTGTCTGACATGGGAAGCAAACAGCGGAACGATCTTCGTGAAGCGTGCAGCAGGCCCTACACCTGGGCCAGCAGACCCGAACAGAGGCAACTCAGGCACATGGACACTACAAGGCCACAACTTAGGTAGTGCTTCAGCGGCTGCAACATTTAGTGGCACAGGTGTATCAACAGGTGCTATGAACACAGACAGTTTCTCAGTAACAGTCTCTCTGAACTCGTCAATACTTGCAGGTTTTGCTAGTGGTTCAATGCAGGGTATTGGCGGTTCAGCGCACACGAATCAGCCAGCTTTCCTGTTAGGCAACAGAGACTTCTCCGGTTGGATTCAACTGATCTACACATAGAAAGAAACAGAATGACTACATATACCGTACTCCCCATCATCATGCCCTCCGATCTCGCAGGACAAAAGAACGGCGAAATCAACCCCGCCCTACTACGAGACATCAAAGCCCCAGGTGGCAAACTCCACCGTCTAGCAGCAACCGCATGGAACGCCATGCAACTCGCCGCATACTTCGACGGGATCGAACTAAAGCATGTCGGCGCATACCGCCCACTACCCGAACAAATCAAACTGTTCAACACCCGTTACGAAGCCGCACCTACAGGTCGTACACCACAAGTCACCCGTACCTATCAGGGTAAGACATGGTATTTGAAGAAGGGTGTCGCCCCTGCTGGTAGCCCTTCCACCAGTAATCATGGTTGGGGACTCGCAATTGATGTGGCTAGCGCATCGGGTAAGCGTCTTGACTGGTTGCTCGGTGACGGATTTATGACAAGCAACGCTCTGAAGTTTGGTTTCTCATGGGAAGTCAAAGATGGTGCTAACGCAGAAGCATGGCACATCCGCTACGTTTGTGGCGACACACTGCCACAAGCAGTAACAGAAGCAATCGCAGCGTTCCCCACCCTTGACGTTCGTTGAGATACATACTTCGCATCACCCTCGTATTTGTTTCAGCCCTAGCTTTCGTTACCCCAGCATCCGCTGAAGCAACAATCCTTGTCACCCAACCAACAGACTTTTGGTTTGACTACTCTGAACCAACCCTGTTTTTGGCAATAACATATCAATCTGATACATTCCCGTCAGACCCGCAACTCTGGTTATACACAGAAGAAGGGGTCTTATTGGTCACCAATGACGACTTTGTTGGGTTACAATCACGGATCGAGATAGAAGTACCCGCAGGCCGATACCGTTTACGGGCATCTACTTGTTGCCACGAACCTGACGTATGGCGGGTAGGTGGCGAATGGAATATTCAGTACGAACTGTATTACAACGGGTTACAAACCGACCCCACTACTACAACTGAGGTGACAACATCGCTACCACCAGAAGTATCTTCGACGACGACCCTTGCCGAATTGCCTACCACAACGCAATCGCCTGGCGAACCACCGTCAACCACATCCTCCACCACCTCAATACCGGAGACCACGACAACATGGGAAACGCCCACAACATCCACGATCCCGCCAACGACAACTACTACTACTGTCCCAACAACGACTGTCCCTGTAACGGAAGCTCCACCCACCGTGACGACTACTGGCGTACCCATTCCTACGGTTACGACCCAACCATCAACTACGACAACGACTACTACAATCCCGCCTACCTCGCAGCCTACAGAAACCACCTCAGAGCCACCTCAGACCGCCCCTGACAGCCCCGAAACAACAACTACGACATTGCCCCCGATTGTGGAAGGGGAAGCCGTAGAACCCGAAATAGCGGTCGCCTACGCTACCGACCCCGAAGTCCTCGCCACCGTCACAGCAGACGAAGCCACCGAAATCTTTGATGCCATCATCGTCAATGAACTCACCCCCGAACAAGCCGCCGAAATAGTGGCCGCAGTACAAGACGCACCCCCCGAAGTACGAGAAGCTTTCGAGGAAGAAATCAACGTCTTTGACGGGACATTCGACACCTATGTTCCCCTCGGATCAAGCGTATCCGTATCAACCCGACGCACAGTCACCGCCGCAACCGCCGCAATTGGCGCAACAATGCCCGTAGCAAACAGAAAGAAGACCAAATGAAACTATGGAAAACCCTCTTTGAAGCAGGCGTAATGGCATCAGGACTCGTGCTAGTCATCATCACCCTGTCAGGAAAGACCCAAACCATTGGTCTTATCGCCAGTGCTGTAAGCCTCGCCCTGTTTATTAGTGCCAGCATGATGGACAAGTAACAAATCTGCTAAAATAGGTGTATGATTACCCGTAGCCGACTCAACCTAGCCATTGTAGGCTGTGTACTGTTAGCTTCGTTTTTAACCGCATGTTCTGATCGCTACAGGAATCCCGCAGATGACCCAAGAAACCAAGAAACCCCGCAAACGACTATCGCCGGATGAGATCGCTGCACGAGTACGTGCTTTGCTAATCATCACCCTGGCAGGAGTCCTATTCTTTATTGTTGCAGGGCTTTTGTATTCCCTCATTTTTGTGTACCAGCCTGAACAGATGGCTGAAGCGGATATTAAGATGTTCGAGATATTAAGTCCGTTAACGGCTGGTATCGTTGGCGCATTGACAGGTCTCGCTGCTGGGGCAGCCCTCGGCAAATCTAACGACGACGAGTGATTCGTGGAGTTAGTGCTAGTACCCATTGCTGTCGCCCTTATCGGCGGGCCTGTGATGTGGTTCTTATCCCGTTTCGATAAAAGAAACACTGAACAACACGGTCAATCAATCGCATTGTTGACTGAAGTTCGTGACGACATGAAAACTGTGCGCCGACGACTTGACAAGCATATAGACTGGCACGCCCACCAGTCCGAAGAATAACAAACAACCAGCCCACAGAGGCTTTTTATAGGAGATGCTTGACATTGTGTAACGAAGTTGGTCAACTGTACCCTGAAATCAGGTATTACTTAACTAGAGTGATACCACGAGGGAGCGAAGATGGAGACCGTTTGGGATTCATCATCGATAAACTGGAGGAACATGAGTCTCGCAGACGAGTTATACAAGCAGCCAAACAACCCTAAATATTTTGATTGCAAAGTCAAATATTTGTTAGATGAGTTAGACAAAGTTGAACGACTAGCTTTGGTATGTGCTATCAACAAAGTTAAAGAAGGTAGTGCTAGCGATAAAAAGTCAGGTGTGTACCCGTGGACTGCTGTATGGTTACGGGCAGTGTTAGCAAACAACAATCACATCATCGGTAAATCCGCTATGCGGAAACATTTGGAAGGGAAGTGTTCTTGTGGCATTAAGTGAAGAACTAATAACAGGCCCACCCGCAAACCGAAAAGAAGTCCTCGGCAAAATTGCAGACTTACTTGAACGTCAAGGGATCAACGTCGAAGAAGTAGGGCAGATCGGTCGAGTATCCATCTACCAGTCCCTCACCAAAAACGATGAAGGCGAAGCAGAAATCCATGACCTCATGGGTATTCAGTTCTCGCCGGCATGGGAGACAGGCCCACAATGGCCTGTTATCAACCCTGGTAAACCAGCCAACATCAAAATGGTGTTACCGAAACCGATAACAAAACCTGACGGGTATGAGACAGCAGTGATCCTGCCCGACATCCAGTTCGGTTACTACCGTGACAGCAACGGCGAACTCGTATCAACCCATGATGAGACAGCTTTAACTATTGCCCTCAACATTGTGGCAACAAGTAACGCCGACAAAGTAATCCTCGTAGGTGACAACATGGACTTCCCCGAATTCGGTAAGTACCGTCTGTCCCCTGCGTTCGCCCTAACAACCCAAGCATCCATTGATCGAGCAACCCGTTTCTCTGCCGAACTAAGGGCAGCCGCCCCCAACGCAGACATCGTATGGCTCGCAGGAAACCACGAAGAAAGGCTACCCAACTATGTCCTCGACAACGCCAAAGCAGCGTTCGGTTTACGCAGAGGTAACACGCCGGATAATTGGCCTGTTCTCAGTGTCCCTCATTTGTGTCGTTTCGATGAGTATGGGATTAGGTATCTGGCTGGCTACCCCGCGTCGTCGTACTGGATCAACGAACGTATCAGGGTCATCCACGGGGACAAAGTGGCAAGCGGAAGCTCCACGGCCCATAAGTACCTTGCAACATCAAAAACCAGCGTGGTATTCGGACACATCCACAGGCGTGAATGGGCTGAACGGTCACGTGAAGATTTCGATGGCGCAAAAACCATCCTTGCAGCTTCACCAGGTACACTCGCTAAGACAGATGGTGCAGTTCCTTCGACAAAGGGCGGCATCGACCTCGACGGAAGACCCTTACCTATTGTCGAAGATTGGCAACAAGGATTAGCGGTAGTCACATACCAGCCTGGCGACGGAGAATTTTGGTATGAGCAAATCCCAATCCATAGCGGTAGGGCTTGGTGGCGAGGTAAACTGTATGCGTGACAGAATATCTGTACTGCGAAAAATGCGATGAGTATTGGAGACAACGGGATGGAAGACGATGCTCAGAGTGCGGATCAGTCGGCGTTCCCACCGAAGAACCCGATGAATGAAGTTTACGATTCGGATGACCCTACTTGGCCGATGGTTGTTGTGCAGTGGCGTGACGCTCATGCCGGCGGTGACGCATCGTGGACTTTCACTGACGGTTACGAAGCTGAAGTTGTTATGCCGATCACTGTCGGCTGGGTATGGCCCAGGTGTAAGCCTGGCTATATGACTTTAGTAGGTACTGTTATGAACAACGCTGAAGAACCTGAAATTGTGGGGGACATCAACCACATCCCGTGGGAAAACATTGTCAACGTGTATTCGTTGGCGATCCATATGCCAGTAAATTGGAATCAAGAATTGGATTGACTTCCATACACCCCTAGTGTAAAGTAAAACCAAACAACGAAAGAGAGAGAACATGTCATCAACATTTATTAAACCACCCCACGGATCAATGGAATGGCTTAAAGCCAGACACCGTGACGAAGAAGGTAACCCACGTATCTCAGCATCGGAAGCTGCTGCCGTACATGGTGAGCATCGATTCATTAGCAAGTACGGTTTGGCTGTCGCAAAGATGGCTGACGAACCTGTTGTTACCGAAACGAATCGTGCGATGGAACGAGGCAACCGTTTGGAAGCCACACTCCTCGAATGGCTCGGTGACGAGATCGGTGTCGAACTGATCGAACCATCAGTCATGTACACGATTGAAAATTCCGGTAGTCCAATGGTTGCCACACTTGACGGTGTAGACAAAGAGTCATACCTCAAAGGTTTCGGTTCAGCATTTGATCTACCCAAAGTTGTTGCCGAAATCAAAACATACAACCGTGAATGGGATGGCGTACTGCCTCGCTACTGGTACTGGCAGGGTGTCCATCAAGCTATCTGTGCCAACGTAGATGAAATCGTTTGGGGTATTTTTGATAGTACCCTCGACCTTCATGTGCATCGCCAACCGGTCACTATGGAAGAAAAAATGTTGCACATCGGTGCTGTCACAGAGTTTGTGTGGTGGATCAAACTCGGTAGCATCCCTGCCGAATGGCCAGCAACATACGAAGAAGTGTCAGCCGCATATGTGGACTCCAGTAATGAGACAACCGATCTCACTGAGTACGCTGAAGTGTTCACACGGTTAAATGAAGTTCAGCAACAGAAAAAGTTGTTGGGTGTTGAAGAAGATGAGTTGAAAACAACCATCGGTTTACTATTAAAAGACAACCAGTTCGGTGTCGTGAACGGAAAGCAGGTAGTTTCGTGGAAACCCCAATCCAAGACCTCCTTCGACAGCAAGTTGCTCGCCTCGGAGAATCCAGAATTGTTCCATCAATACCAGAAAACAAGCCAATATCGAGTAATGCGATTCAAGGGAGAGAAATAATGGAAAACCAAAAGAAACTGTTAGCGGAAGTTCTTACCAACTACGCTGTACCTGACCCAAAGATTGTTGGCAAACTACCTAAGGGTGGCATCCAACTAGATTTTGTTGGTCACGCAGACATTACCCGTATCCTCATCGAGATTGATCCACTGTGGTCATACGAACCATGCGGATGGGACAACGGTCGCCCAGCGATCCATGTCGAAAACGGTATGGCTACCATGTGGGCGTACCTTATTGTTCACGGCAAGAAAATGTTGGGTGTCGGTAGCGTTCGTGCAGACAAGCAAGAACTAGACAAAGAACTTGTTGGTGACTTCTTGCGTAATGCTGCTATGCGATTCGGTATCAGCCTGGCATTGTGGACTAAGAACGAATGGGAAGACCTGGGCGGTCATGCACCTGCACCCAAAACAATCATTTCATCTCGTAAGCCAGCCCCGAAACCAGTAGCAGACATCGCAATAACATCAACGATCCCTGTTGACCCTGAGATTGTCGGCAAGTTCATCAAAGCTTGTGCAGGAGCAAACCTAGACCACGACAAAGTAGCCGACACTGCCGGCGTAGACCTATCCAATGTAACCAACGACGACATGAACAAACTTCGTGTCGTATTCAAAGAAATGAGCCAAAACAAATGAACAACATCACCGTCGCAGGGAACATAGGTCGAGACCCTGAACTGAAATACACGCCGGCTAATTTAGCGATCCTCAAATTCAGTGTCGCTGATACATACGGCAAAGACGACAACAAGAAAACAACCTGGCATGACATTGTAGTGTTCGGTGACCAAGCAGAAATTGTTGCCGACAAAGTAGCGAAAGGTATGCGAGTCGTTGTACTTGGCCGCTTACAGATCGAAGGCTACGAAAAGAAAGACGGAACAAAAGCGAAGCGTGTTGAAGTTCTCGCTGACGAAGTAGCTGTATCGTTACGTTGGGGTGCTAGTGACCCTGTTGCTCGTGCCGCAAAAGCCCTGCATGCAGATGTAATTGATGATGACGAACAGCCCTTCTGATGGAAATAAGGTAAACTGGTGGTGTCCCTTATGCAGGACAACATTAGTAACCCATGTACCGTTGAACGGTGTGCCAATGCACACTTGTAAAAGCAAACGGCAACAGCGAATACCATTGGAGTCCGTCAATGAGCAAGCAGAAGCAAAAAGGGACAGCGTTTGAAACGCTTGTTACCCGCTATTTACAAGAACACGGTTTCCCTCACGCCGAACGCAAAGCTCTAACAGGCCAGTTCGACGAGGGGGATATCACCGGTACACCAGGTATCGTTTGGGAATGTAAGAACCATAAGACATTGAAACTGTCCGAATGGTTGCGTGAGACAGCGGTCGAAACGACTAACGCTCACGCTGACTTCGGTGTGTTGATTGCTAAACGTATGGGCGTTGGTGATCCTGCACAACAGTATTGTGTTATGACTTTAGAGATGATGGTCGGCTTGCTGAAGCAAGCTGGCTACTGAGAGAGAGAAAACATATGAAACGTTTACTACCTTTATTGCTATTGGTTGGGTGCGGTTCGGCGGTCATGGATGAATTGCCACCATTGCCCCCTATAACGGTCGCTGTTGCCCCCGTTGAAACCACCGTTGCCGTTACGACAACTACCACCACAATGCCTCCCACGACGACAACAACGATTGATCCGATAGTTGAAACTATGGGGATCATGTACCCCCGTTGCGCCGAATGGTTACCATTACTTCTAGAAGTTGGTGGTGACATTGACGACTGGCCTACATGGTCACGAGTCCTTTGGGTCGAAAGCCGTTGTATTGATGGGCTAGACAACAATGGTTCGGTCGGCCTAGCTCAGGTGCAATGGAACGTGCATAAATCGTGGGCATTACAGATGGGCATTGATCGTGACATGATGAAGATTGCTAGACACAACCTCACGTTTGCTGTAGCATTACAGAAGTCATCAGGGTGGAGACCCTGGGCATACCTAAAAAGCAAGTAACAGAAAAGAGAGAGACACAATGATGGCAGAAAAAACACCTAGCTGGTTTGCTAAAGCAGCCTGCAAAGGCATGACCGACATGTTCTTCGGTGAAAAACTAGACTACGACTCACGCCAACGTGCGCTAGCCACCTGCGCTACCTGTCCCGTGATAGAACCATGTCGAGAATACGGATTGAAACTTGCCCAAACATGCCGATTACAAGGCGTATGGGGTGGACTCACCCAAAAGAAACGCCGGATACTCCTCAAAGAAATGAATGTCCCCATAGTGGAAGAAGAACTGTTCTGATGGATATGTTTTTAACAATACTCATTATCGGTCACTGTTTCGCTTTGATGCTAGCTCTCTGGAAGATAGACAAATGAACCGAGAACAGATCGACCAATACTTCAAAGACAACAGCATGAGAGTTCTACTCATGGATGGATTTGACGAGGCGTTTCTCGGCTACTCACAACGAATCAACGAACCAGAAATAGCTATCTACTCATACCAAAAAATGATAGACACCCTGGTTGAGCGTGACGAAATGGATTACGACGAAGCCGTAGAATATATTGAGTACAACTGCCTCGGTGCGTGGGTCGGCAAACGAACCCCAATAATTGTTATGCCCATAGAACTATGAACGATGAATGGTTACAAGAAGCACTATGCCGAGGCACAGACACCAGATTATTCTTTGCTGAGAACGGCGACATTCACACCCAACGGCAAGCAGTCACCTTCTGTAACGGTACACTCACCGAAATCGTCGATCCTAAGACAGGATTGAGCGCAACCACAGGGACACCTGGCTGTACGGTACGCCTCCAATGCCTCGATTACGCCTTATCATTCCCCCAAGATCAAGACAACGCCGGCGTTTATGGTGGGGTACTCCCATCGCAACGTGTCATTCTTCGTTCATCTCACCGTAAACCCATTGAACGTGACCCACGATACAGCCGTGGGCAGGATTGAACGCTACCCCCAATAGCAAATAGGCCACGGGGATTAGCCCGTGACCCATTGCCGACAGCACCTATGACGGTAGCTAGTCAGTCATCGAATAGATATGTTTCAATTATTCCGGTCTCACTCATCTCGTGAAGCACCCCCCTCGCTAATTCTTCCGTACCGAAACGCCACGCCTGACGTAGTTTTCCCCAATCAGATAATGGGTTACCGGAGTCTGGTTTTAGGTGATATGGGTCTCGCCAGTATCGGCAGAACCTTGTGTGGCGTACCACGTAGTAGTTCGGTGGGCGTAAAACTATCGGCCTACTCTTAGCAAATATGCCGAGGATAGGCCGGCAGATAGCCCACTGTCGTAAGCGTTCTCTCATATTGGACATCATCGCATATGAGAAATATCGACGTTCCCAACAAAATAGAAGCTACTTGTGTCCGTGACAACATCACCTTTTTCATCGGTGGTCAAGTCATACACAACAACTCTTGCCGTATTATCTTCTTCATACGGGGCGTGAATGTTTATGTCGTATGAGTGCAAACCTTCAGGGCTACGCCACGTGTGCCACCAGTCCCCACCGAACTCCTGAAAATCCATTGAGTTGACTACACTTGTAGCCCACAACATAATTATTTCCGGATACCCTGACGGTAGTTCTGAAGCACCCATACTGGTCGGGCAATCCAAATATGGTTTCAAGTATCCGTCATTATCTTCGCAACCACACCAACCAAACATTTTGACCTGTGTCGTGTGAGTAAGTTCTGCCATCTCAGACCAACTGTAAGACCCTTGACTACTATCTGCCGACACGTCAATGCCTACGTCACCGTAACCCTGAGTAACCCATTCATACGCTAGGTCGATAGCCTGACGTGGATTTAGGAGCTGATCGTTGATCTCCCCCCCTCCAACCCACACCGAATAAATAGCCAGATTAGGAGCTAATTCTAAACCACCGTCTACTACGGGTTCATTCATAGGGTGAGCGCAGTCTTGACACACCTCACGGTACTGGCCTGCCGACCCCGTAGCGTCGTAGCAAGCTAACCTGCCTGACCCTTGAACGTAGGTGTGGGGTTCATCGTCGTCTAGCCCGATAGGGCATTGAATAAGATCGTTCATTCTGCCACTCCGTTCTGGCTATGTTCATTAGCTACCGTGATAACGGCATTAGCGAACGTATTAAAATACTCTGACCATAAAGCTACGTCATCTAAAACAATTTCACGTATCCACGGCAATGTCTCAGGGTTAGCGAGACAGTACCCGTAGCAATCCGTATCATCAATTTCGACGTTCACGTAATCCCAATTAGACACGTAATCATTCAATTCGTTAGCGATAGCCTGATCCGAAATATTTATAGGTAGGTCACTCTCAGTACCGATAACGGCCTTATCAAAATACCCCGAATTATTTGCCCGAAATAAAATATTTTCGGCATTAAATTCTTCATGCTCTACATCGACGATAACTAGCTTGCCATTCAACGGCACGATAGTACCCGTACCCCTATCAACCAAATACCTCATAACTCTCTCGTTTCTCTCTCTAGAACCCACCGGAATTGGTGAGTAGTGCCGTGGCAGGAATTGAACCCGCAAGTACCCCCCAACGGGACACGGCGAACTAAATCTAAAACTACGGCAAGATTGAACTTGTGTCAAGTGTTTTTAGGTAGTCCCGAAACATAGCTACAGACTGGCGACGGGTGTAGCCACTGTACCTTCGGTGAACCCGATAACCGTCGATCACAGTTGACACCTCAATGGTCTCATCACCGACAGTCATAGACACACCGTCAGAATATTCCACGTACCGCCGACCTGTCACGACACACCGCCCTCATCTAGTTCTAACATTGTCGCTACAAAATCTTCGTCAGGGTCAAGCTCCCGATCCTGAGCCTCAAACTCGTAATCGTGCTTGTTGATAGCCCCGTCAAGAACCATATGACGTGCCTCACGGATCGCCTCCTCCTCATTCTCCGCCGTGACATTCACCGAGGCAAAAATACCTACCCGATAATATTTCATCAGATACCCGCCTCACGTGCCACCAATTTACCTGCACCGACACGGGCAGAACGGGCGGAAGGGTAACCCTGAAAACCCTGATCGTCAGACCCCACCTCAAGCGACTTGCCATTATTGGTCACGATAAACCAGCGCACCGTGTACTCACGAGGATTGGTGTCCCTGTAGGTGTCACGTTCCGATGTCACGACAACATACTGAACGTCACCCTGACCCAAATCTATCGCCCAACCAGACTGAGCCACCCGTGAACTGAAGAACCGCATAGAAGACGGGCTAAAAAAGTGTGACCCCGCCCCCTGCACAGCTTGAACAATGTAACGGGAGTCTATAGCCCGTGACGTTCTTGTGAATGTTTCCATCTCTCTACCTTTTCTGTTTTGACCCACCGGAATTGGTGAGTAGTCCCTAGTGGCGTTACGACACGCCAACCGCTAAACGGCTAGGGCAGGGGTATCTCTACCGCCACCGACGATACAGCCACACCCCCCCGATCAGTAGCACCATCAGAAAAACTAATGTCCCCCCCGCTGGCCAGTCTGTGACAGGTTCACAGTGAACCAACTGTAAAGAACATTCAACGTCGCTCATTCTTCAACCCCCACGATATGCCAGCCGTTACCATTCTCAGGGTCACGCATAGCCTCCAACTCTGCCTTATTTTCGACGTAAAAGAAAATATCTTCATCTTGCTCATCACTAAAATTGCCAGCAAACCCGACACCGATAACCTCGTGCCAAACCAGCTTTTCGGGATCGTCGCCCCACACAATAGACACACCGACCAGATCACCGTTCACGCCTTCACCCCCAATTTCTCGGCTAGTTCTTCAACGACACCCATAATGAAAATCAACTCGTCGGGGGTGTATGGGTTATTAGGTTCAATCATTTCCCGAACTGTTTTCACCAATTCGGCAATTCGCTTGCCCTCCGTACCGCCCTCATAGCACCGCCGACACAATTCGTCACCGTCAAATAATTTGATCTCGCTCACGTGACATTGAAAGCCACACAAACCGCACTTGCCTATCTCTAATAATTCCATAGCGTTTCTTTCTCTCGTTTCTCTCACCGGAATTGGTGAGTAGTCCCTAGCCGTGAATTGCACACGGTCACCCCTGACGGGCTAGGGCGGAACTCTCAGATTAGATCCGTGTACCAGACATAATTTGACACCTTGATGTCGTGGCGACTACCGCCCGAAATAATGCCATCGTGAATTGCCGTGACGGTGGCGATCCCCTTACGGTTCACCTTTTCGACCGTGACATACTCGCCCGTAACGCTCTGGCGTGACCATTGCACCCAATATTCACCCCCGACGATTAGCGGCTCTGTGAGTCCGACGATCTCTCTGTGCTTTTGCATATCTTCACCCTTTCTCAGAACCTGCCACGATTGACAGGTAGTGCCGTTGTCGGGCTTGAACCGACCAGCCCCCAACGGGCAACGGCGAACCGCTCAATCCCACGAAATGAAAGCCCCGCCACTGTCGGGGTGAACGTATGCGGGCGGTGTGGGCGGGAAAGCGTCGGGGCGGTTCCTACGATCACACGGAGCGCATAGAACTAGTTTCAAATTGCCAACACGGGCGACCACGACAACATCGGGACTCTGACATATTTTGCATTTCATAGCTTTTCTCTCTCTCCCCCGCCACGGTTGGCGGGTAGTCCGTAGTCAGGTTACGAACCTGATAAACCCCGCAGGGCTACGGCAGACCAACTAGATCAGGCGACCGCCTCGTAGCGGGCTACCCCACCATTTCGGCGGTACTTGACCGATGTCAAGCCAGCACCCGACAGGATACGGTTCACACCTTTTTGTTCGCTAGCCGATCCCCAACCGATGTATGTTTCGCCGATCTCCCACGCTCCGCAATTCCAACGGAGATCAAGCATCGGCGTACCGTAGTAACTGAAACGGCGGGTGAATGTCGCCCCATCGTTCAAGGCTGGCACGATGTCAAAATCGGACACCGACCAATTCCCGAACTGTCGGGTTCCGCCCGCTGGCTGGTACGGCAAATCTTTCAGGTTCTCAAGTTTCATAATCTCTCTCGTTTCTCTCTGTGTCGTTGTGACAATGAGAACACTACCCCCGCCCCGATCACTTGTCAACCTTTTCTTCTGTGACATTCGTCACGCCCCACAAACCCCCAACACACACACAC